CTTTGCAATCTCTACTGCCTTGGAGACTGTATCAGGGAATTCACCACGCATAGCATGCCATGCTGATTCCCATATTGCTTCTTTAGTTGTTCGTTCAGAATCAGAAGACGCTTCTGTATACAGTTCCTGTACCAGCAACCCTAAAGAATCTGGAAGTAGCCCCTCTGGTGTATCCTCATCACTATCAGACGTAATATACTGGGTGCTTTCCTTTGCATACTCTGCCATAGGTTATGTCTTTTTCTTCCGATAAAGTTCTTTCCAATTTGTTCTAAGTATTACACCCTTCTTTTTTGCGGCTGTCATTAAGGCTACTCTTTTCTTTGCCAGTTCCTTCCTTTTCTTCTCAGCAGCAATTTTCTTTTTCGCTGCTAACTTTGCCTCTGCCATAAGCTTTTTACTTTTTAAATCCAGCTTTATTTCTTTTGTAAAATGCTTCCGGGATTTTCTAGTTCCCTTTAATGGTGTATCCATAGTTAACTCTTTATTTCTTTTTATCTGAATTCTGATTAATCCATTGGCTAGCCGAATAACCTACTGCTGCTGAAGTACCAAGTGCTGATGCACCGCCTGTTACCTTAGCCACTCTCACTAATTTCTTTTTTGAACTTTTGGTTTTCAATTTTGGATGTGATGCTTTTTTATTAGTCTTTACCATTGCCCTCGTTTCAGATTTAGTTGTAAGGGGCGTGGATTTTTTCTTTAATTTAAGTATGTCTGGTCTTTTACTTTTTGTTGACCTATACGCTGCTCCACCAGATCCTCCTATTCTTTCAAAAATATCAGCATTAGTTTCCGTAGCAGTTCTTGAATACTTCTTTAGCTTTATTTTACTTGCCATATTTTCCTCTTTATAATTTGTTTATTTAGTAATTTAATAGGATTTACAAGGGATGTCATAGTATGCATGGTAGTATTTTAATGCAGTACAGAAAGATCTGAGCATCTTTTTTATAACACTTCGTCATTATCAGCCTAAGATACAGGAAAACGTCCGTCAATATAAATATTTTTTAACCTAGTTTTATCTGCACTAAAAATTCCTCATATCCTATACTCCCCTTAGACTGGTTGCACTTACGACATGCTACTACAAGATTACTCTCTTCCATCATTTCTTTCTTAGTAGTAAGCTTTGCTACCGGTATCTTATGATCAAGTACAAAATCTTCTGGTGTTACCCTTGTCTCACAGTAATGGCATGGTGCTGTATTATCAGACAACCTAGCTTCCATCCACTTCTTAATATAGGTTGACCTATTATATCCACCTTTCTTATGCCTTATATCTCCTGATATTATCTGCTTTTCCCATCTACGTTTATCCTTACAACGTCTAGTACAATACCTCTGTCTTGCATATTGAAATTTATTTGCAGGATATTCAGAGCCACACTGTTCACATATCTTAATCCTATCCATTTATGCCCTCACGTAATATTCTCTTCTTTGAGACTTTGGTTGAATTGCTATCTGTGGCCCCGGTATATGTGGGTGCATATAACACATGTACCCAGCAATAGCTAACGACATTACCCTATCATCGTGGCAACCATGCTGTGCCGCTTCCTTACCATTGTTATGTATAACGAATGTCTGTAGCTCATCTATTGATGCCTTTGAAAATATTTCAATTTGTTCTTCACGAATAAGTCTACGCAATAAATCAAGTATTAATTTTCTAGTTTTAACATTTGTATTAAACCCTAATCGTTTCTTCTGCCTCTGCCCCCGTTCATCCAGAGCCTTCTCTATGTATATATTGTCATACTGATGGATTGATGATAAAAACTTCAAGGTTAATAACCCATGATTGTTATTTTCTACTGCAACAAGTGCATGGTTATACCATATACCTATAGTAACTATTACCCACGCAAGTAGATCTGGATCTATACGTGCACTCCATGTGCCACACTCCTCATATGTTTCTGCATCCAAGACTGTAATCACAGAATAATCCGGGTTACCTGTTTCAGATATTATGCCTTCTGCAACATCGACTCCTATCCTATAATGCCTGCCATCCTGTGGGGCGTTGAATACAGTAAACTCTCCATCTCTACTTTGATCCATAAAATATCTCATCTTTTCTTCACCACCTATATTTTGGAATCCATTAACAGGAACCTCAAAACGCTTAGGCGGAAAATCTCGCTCCCTTTCCTCTGCTTCAAACCACATTTTAGTTAAGACCACTGAATCAAATGCACTCCTTCCTGATGCGACAAAAGCTTCTCTCGCAGTAGTAGGGTATTCCTGATGGAACACATTTAGGTCGCCTTGACATTCCGGAGAGATAATTTTATTCCTCCGCCACTTCAAGTGTTCAAGGGTTATTTTAAACTCATAGGTAACATCGTCTGCTATATAGGATGTTTCCACACCTAAAAGAGTTTTCTCCTCAGTTCCCCCATATACAGGATTTGATCCCAGCGATTTTTCAAACGTATCATCCTCCAACTCCTCTTCACTTAGTTCTGTTTTATATTCATCAAACACAAACCAAGGGAAAAATACAGTTTTAAGGCCGCTATCATCTTTCTCCGCCCTCCACCATTCTTTTTCAAAATAGTTACCAACACCCTTTGCAGTACTCTCCATCCATATTTCCGTCCCATATCCCTGTACAACACAGTTCATCATACCAGTTGCATATTCACGGGCACGACCTCCCCAACGGGCGACCTCGGAACAATGAAGCATGTCGATCCCCGCACCTACTACCTCAGAGCCTTCTACAGTAGACATCCCGTACCTAGAGTTCAGCCCTTTGCCATCACTAGAACCCCATGTAAGTTCCTGCTTACCTGAGTAATGTGATAGTGGCTTAATAAAAGTGGGGTAGTTCTGTTCCATAACCTTAGTCATGGCAAACATTTCTGAAGTTGTATTCTTAGAGTGTGTGCAGATATGCACTAATTGATTAAACTGGGTGGCTGCACGTTTAAACATACGTGCCTGAACATATGTAGATATACCGAATCGCCTTGCTTTCAAGACAATTATCCTTACATGCCCCTTATCTTTTAACTGCTGCTGTGCTACACCATGCAAAATCTTCTGCACAGAATTCATTACAAAAGGAATCAGCTTCTTTGTTCCTAATTCCTGAATCTTTACACAGTATTGAAAATAAGTATCATGATCCTGAAGCCGATCCATCAGCTCCTGCATCGCCTCCTTATCATCCATCCTTGGAGCTTGTTGTGCCATTCAATATATTTAATTTTAAATATCTTGCAATTAATACAGCATCAGCAATCCCATGGTCTTTAACTCTTGTAAGTGATAGCTCTGGGTAAAGCTGTGCAACCTTCTGTATAGACGCACCTTTCTCCCTACCCATATCTGGCATCATAGCCTTTTTCCATGATTGAGGCTGAATCAAATGATAAGGTATTCCATTACCCACACATAATCCACGAAGGAAACCATATGAAGCCATGTATCTCCCAGTAGAAACTATACCCTGCTTTGGCATTGTCTGGCTCTTCTCAAGTCCGATACTCATGGGCCGGAGTCTCCACCTGCCAAATATAGTTGCTAGCTTTGCCTCATCGAGTTCCCTCTTCTTGCCTACCATAATAATAGGCATATCCATTACAAATTCTATTTTTAAATTTTCATCTAAAACTGCTAGTGCCCCTGAAAACCCGGGGTCAATTCCCATTAAGTGCATTAGTCCCCTTATACCTTTCTATTTCTACATCCTGTTCTTCATCAGATATTTCCCATTTAGTTATACTGTCAGCATCCGTAATAGCTGGTTGTGCCCCATATCTCATTATCTTCCCGCCATTAGCAAGGAACTCTTCAACCTGAGACTGTAACTCAACTCTTTCTTCTGTATCTGCATTAGTAAAGGCGGCAGTCGCTACAAATGTTTTAGGTATATTAACTGCGGTGGGCTGACCGAATGTCCCAATCTTCCTAGACCTGTTACCTGATCCTGCTGTACTTCCTAACCCCTTTGGATTTTTTCTGGCTAGCTCCTCACGCTTCTCTGCCCGTCTTTTCTTTTGCCGGTCTGCCGTTAAAATATCCCAACACACCTTACTACAGCATGCATGACGATCCGTCTTTGGCTGGAACATATTACTACAGCCAATACATTTCCTAGGTGTAAGTAAAGAACTAAGCCTTAAGCTTTTTCTCTTTCTTTTAAAACTATCATGGAATTCGGAACATGTCCCTGAACAAAACCGTGTCCTACGTGAGGGGAGTTCACTCTTACATACAATACATATTTTTATTTTCACACCTATTTTTCCTCGTTCTCCAACATATAAATCATTGTGCCAACAGTATCTGCTATCTCCAACCAGAATGTTTCTGGAGAAGTATCTGCCTTACCTGCCTCCATCATTAACTCCTGAAACGATACACCAGACTTCCACGAGGCTGCGGCACATCCTAACATCAGTGCCAACTGTCTCCGGGAACTCATTATGGAATCATTTTCTAGCTTCTGTTCCTTTACTGTTTTCTGCCTCTTCCCTTTGCTCATCGTTAATTATCTCTAGTGAGGGGATGGTGATACTTGGCTCGGCAATAATTTCCCCTTCAATTACCTCCCCATGCATTTGCACGTTTAGTTCCTTAAGGGCATCTTCTACCCTATATACGTTCTCATTCTTTTGTTCTATGTACTTATACTCATTCGGCATTGCCAGTGCTATCCTTTCACTGCGGATGATCTTCATAACAGTATCTGCCTTTGAAGACCATATACTTAACTCACTTGTATCCTTTGAGCTAAGCACCTTCTCCTTTAGATTGTTTAGTTCGTCTAGGTGCTGGTGGGAAATATTTGCCCTATCGTCTGCATACTTCTGAATCATCCTTGTATGCATACTTGTAAGAGCTTCCTCCCTCCTAGATGCATACTTCCAGTCTCCTGCATTGATATACTTGGTAAGTGTACTCTGCCAGAACCCATACTTCTCACATAACTGTGATCGTGTAAGTATACCGGCCTCATAGTCAACCCTTACAGCAGCCTTCATTACCTCCCTGTGATGCTTAGCTTCATGCTTAGATCCAGTTGTAACCTTAGTTGCGTTGCTGTTTCCTCTTGTCTTTACTGGTTTTCTCATCTTGTTTTATTATTCTAATAAACTCGCATTGCGGATGAAGGAATTTATCCATAAATATCTCCCCCTTTTCATTGGTCTGTTCGATCCATGCCCCCTTAGCCAGTTTAGCAGACACATACGATTTCCACTGCTCCTTCTGCTTCTGACTTTTGTTCGTATCTTCCATATGCCACCACTCTTCTTCGCAGTTGTATTTTTTACCAATACTTAATGATTTCATAACTTGCCCCCTCACAGCATGGTTCTACATTTGTACCACAGTTAGCACATTGCTGATGCCCGTGCACCCTTACCTCTACAGTAGCGACACCACAGTAATCACACCTACTTTGCATCTCCATGCTTATATGTGTCGTCTGTGGGATGTTCTTCGAATAACTCCCTGAATAAATTATCTTCTCCTTCAACTCCATGTATCCTTAAATCTATCCTGACTTTCTTATCCTTAACATGGGGAACCTCATCCCATTCATATATACCCCCCTTCATTAAATTGAATAATTCGCTTGCTGTCAATGGAACATCTATTTTAATCATATTACCTCTATTAGTTGACATAGTGAAATGGGGATGTTATAAAAGTCCTCACCTTCCGGATACCTCGTGTTACATATGTTCTCTACATACTCCTCCTTCATGTACTTGCCATCTATGTGCCACGCCTTAGTGCAATCCTTATTTAATACCCAAAACATTACCTTCCTGCCACCATCCATGTACTTCTTCTTCCTATATGGTATGTGAACAGTACTCCACATAGTAGGCCACTTATCCTCCCAAGACGTTTTAATCTCCACCTCATGGTAGATATTGACCCAAGATTGTATATCAGGGCCGTAATCCTCATATACATTCGTGAATATACCCTTGGAATCTAGGTATCCCCTTACTGCTGTCTTTGCTTTATTGTCGCAAGCTAGGTACGCCTGCTTGTTGAAGTGGGCCATTATAATAATCGTCCATGATTTCCTTCTAATAGCTGTTGAAGTGGGATGTTGAAGTTGTCTCCTCCGGGGTTGTATATCTGGGGTGGGAGTGGAGCCTCCCTTTTCTGGACTGGATGGGACTCCTGAAGCTTCTGCTTCTTAAGTACCCTTTTTAACATAGCCCTGTCCTCCGACATTGCTACCTCATGTGATGATGGATGACTGTATTTCTGCTGGTATGTACTGTGCCGAGAAAAAAAGCCCCATACCATTAATGGGATTAGTCCGGAAAATATTAGAAATACCGCTATGGGATATAACCTGTCCCATATCCTGTCAAATGTGTCCATGATAACCCCCTGTTATTATGTTGAAACCTCAGTATACAACCACTATTACAGGATGTCAAGTATTTTTTTCATGGGGATTTATTCTTGTGGGATTCGGGTTTTTGGGGTGGGGGGTGTACGAGACTAGGAGTCCCATATATATATATGTACGGGTGCAGGTTCGCCCGTGGGGGGGGTCTTTTAAACCCGATCAGTTTTATTAGGTCGGATGGAGTGGTCGCATCTGGAAAAGTGCTTCGGGGCAATCGAGCCACTTCCCAGAAAAAAATCTGATAGAATGAAGTTAGGATCTCGGCAGAATACTCTGAGATTTCAGGCACATACCCGCACACACAGTGCGTGTGTATGGTTGCCGAACAACTCACACACAGGAGTGAGATATGTCCAGATATGTAACCGAAGCCCAACTCGACAAAATCATCGAGAAGGCAACGAAGCGAACCATCATGGCTTTCCTCAGCGAAGCTGACAAGCCACAGTCTAGTGGCAAGCCGAAGGCTGAGCCGAAGGCTGATAAGCTGGGTGCTTGGAAAGCGGAGCTTTTCGATGGTCTTGCAGAGCACTACGAAGACTACGAAGGCTCTGAGCTAGCCGAAGCTAGCCGGAAGAAGTTTAACGGCAAGGCTAACCTTCGGTGCATCATGCTCACATGGGGTATACTGCACAAGCAACCTTCGGTCAAGGATTTCGTTGGCAACAAGAAGTCCAAAGAGCTTCGCTCTTGGTACAAACGCCAAGTAGCATAACCCAGAACCCCTTGTGGATCT